GCCGTCAATGAAACACCTTAAATACCTGTCCTACGTTTTGCGGCACAAGTGGTATGTGTTTGTGGAGTGCTGCAAGATGGGCATACCACTGCGCGGATTATTGCACGATATAAGCAAGTTCCTGCCGAAGGAAATGCTTGCCGATTGGCGTGGTGCTGGTAAAGCGCTGGGTAAACCGGACACCAAAGCCTGGTACCTGGCCAACAAGGATAGGATGATACTTCACCCGGAAACCAGGGCCTGGATTGAAGAACAGTTAGGTGTTTAGCTGTTAAAACAACCTGAGAGAGGGTGGATCTAATGCCAGAACGTAAAGAATTCCTCCACGCCTACAGCCACTTTGGTTACAGCATAACAAAAACCCCTTGACAAATTTGCATTTTTCGCTTTACCATGGAAAATAGCAGCTTTGTCTATACGTCCGGCAAGGGCCGGGCGTTTTTGTTTGGCGGTGGGCGGTATGGCGGAAAAGCGCAAGCGCAATGAGAGTATCAAACGGACGTACAAAAAGTTTCTGTTTGCCCAGAATTACATCCTGCGCGGTATGAATGCTACCGAGGCGCTTGTCGCTGCTGGTTACAGCCCGAAGAGCCAGGGGGAGGCCTGGAAATTCTTACGTGACCAGACGGTGAGAAGGTACATACAGGCGCTCCTGCAGGAGCAACAGGAGAAGCTGGGGGAAATTTACCGGGCTGACAAGGAGAACATCATCAACGAGCTGGTTAAGATAGCCTTTGCCGATCCACGCCGCATCGTCAGAGTAAAGGACGGAAAGCTCCAGGTTATGGATTCGGACGAGATCACCAACATTGAGGCCGCTGCTATTGCCGAGGTTTCCGAGACAAAAAGGGGATTACGTATCAAATTCCACAGCAAGGTGGAAGCCTTGGACAGATTGGCCAAGATTCTCGGATTGTACATTGAGAAACATGAGCATACCGGGAAGGATGGAAGCCCGCTGAACATCATTCTTTCACACTTAAACCCGGAGGTTTTCGGCGGTGGAAATAGTTCTGACGCCTAAACAGGAAGAATTTATTAATGCTGCCGAAGACGAAGTTTTTTACGGAGGAGCGGCCGGTCCGGGAAAAAGTTTTGGCCTCTTTATTTTCTCATTGCTTCGCCGGCAAAGGATACCGTACTCTCACGGCCTTGTTCTGCGGCGTTCTTATCCTGAACTGCAAATGAGCCATATCAGATTATCAAAACAGCTTTTATCTGGCACCGGAGCAAAGTACAGTGAGCAGTATAAACGGTGGGAATTTCCGAACGGCAGCATCCTTCAGTTTGGGTATGTGGAACGGTTCGATGACCTTTACCGCTACCAGTCGGCTGAATTTGAGGACATTTGTATAGACGAAGCCTCCGAGTTTGAAGAAGAAGAATACACTTTTCTTATGTCCAGGCTTCGCACGACCAAGCCCGGCGTGAAGTGCTTTATGAGGCTTGCCAGCAACCCGGGCAACAGGGGGCACGTTTTTTTAAAGCGCCGCTTTGTTGATGTCGCATGGAATAAACGATATGTCGATCCAGAGACCGGGCTTACGCGCCGCTTTATTCCCGCTACACTTGATGATAATCCTTACATAGATAGGGACGCTTACGAAAGGCGCCTTGCGGCCTTGCCGGAAGATTTGCGCCGCATGTACAGGTATGGCGATTGGAACGTTTTTTCCGGCCAGGTGTTTGAGGAATTCCGGCGGGAAATACACGTAGTGGAGCCGTTTGAAGTTCCTGAGTGGTGGCGTCGGTGGATTGGGAACGACCCGGGTTATGCAGACCATTTTGCCTGGCACTGGTTTACGGCGGACCATGATGGAAACGTCTACGTTTACCGGGAGTACACCAACCCGGACGGCGAACGGATTCCATATTCTGAGCAGGCCCGGCGGGTGGTGGAGTTGACCGGAGATGAGCGAATAGATTTTGTCGTTACCGGCATGGATGCCTTTAACCAGCACCCTGAGACGGGGAAAAGCATTATTGACTATTACCGGGAGGGCGGCATTAACTGGGGTTTTCTCCGGCCAGTTCACGGCCCGCAGTCGAGAAAATTAAGAGCTGCCACCATGCATGAATATCTTAAACCGTACATTGATGGAAATACCGGGAAACAGACGGCCAGGTTGAAGATATTTGATACGTGCAAAAAACTGATCGAGACTTTACCGGTGTTAACGGCAGACAAGAACGACCCGGAGGTGGTGGCGAAAAGTGGCTTAGACCACTGGTTTGACTCCTGTACCTACGGGTTATGTGCCTGGCACAGCCGGCATTCCATCAAGCCGCCGGAGCCTAAAAAAGAGGTCCCCTGGCCGCTGAGGACTGAGGAAACCGAAAGGAAGGGGGTAAGAGTATGGCTGAAGTGGTGATCGCGCTCGCTGCTGGTTTCCTTGGAGCTTTAGTTGGCAGTGTTGTTGCAGTTTTTGCTTCCCGTGACATACTTTCCAGGATTGAGTCCTGCCTGAAAGAGGTTAAGGCGGCATTGAAAGAAAGTTTGGTGTTGCTGGAAGGGAAAAATTTATCACCGCCGGAGCTTCAATTCAATAACGAGGACGAGGTTAACCGGTTTACCAAAAACAAACTCATCCGTGCCTGGTGGATCGGGGAAGGCGGAGGAAAGAAGAAAGCGGAAGAGGAGTAATAGGCGATGGCCGAAAAGAAGCAGGAAGAAAAAATCGACCGCAAAAAACTGGCCGACAAAATAAAACAACGTTTCCTTGCCGGTGTCGCCTACAAGCGCCAGCAGGGGTTTTACGACAAATGGGAAGAGTATGAACGTTTCTGGAACGGCGAACAGTGGCCGGAGGTAACGCCTGATACCGAGACGCTACCAAGGCCGGTAACGAACCACTTCGCTGCCATTATTGAGCGCAAAATTTCCGCTCTTCTCACGGAGACGCCGGAAATTTACTTCGAGCCGAAGGACTGTCCACCTGAAATGACAGGTGCCGATGAGGCTGCGCAGTTACTTTCCGAAGTGGCCAAATACCAGGCGGAAAACCTGGGCGGGAACGATGAGGACGTTACGCTTGAGGAATTAAACGAGGAAGTTGCCAGGAGCGCGGCCCTTTTTGGGACGGGTATCTGGTGTTTCACCTGGGACAACAGCGTTGAGGGCGGTATTCCAGGCCAGACCGCCTGGATTGGCAACATTGTCGGGCAGGAGATAGACCCCACCATGTTTTTCCCCGGCAATCCAGCCGACCCGAGGATACAGACCCAACCGTGGATTATAGTTGCCGAGCGCAGGCCCTTGCAGGAGGTTAAAGACTTTTATCGTAAGTACGCACCTGAAATTGTCGATCTTCTCCAGCCTGAGAGGGCGGCTGGTGATACCCAGGTTTATGGACACGAGAAAGTTGAACAGGAGATGGTTGACCCGGTTAATATACTTCACCATTTTGAGCGGGTAATTGATACAGAAACCGGGAAGAAGAAGCTGAGTTACGCCGTGGAGTGCCAGGGGCATACGCTTCGGTACGAAGAAGAGTTGTATAAACACGGTCTTTATCCCTTTGTGGCGTTCCGGTGGTATCCCAGGAAAAAGAGTTTCTGGGGCAAACCGGAGAGCGCGGACCTGATCAACAACCAGAAGGAAATCAACCGCACCGATGCCATCATGTTACTGTCCGGCTACACTACCGGGATGCCGCATATCCGCTATAAAGACCAGTTTGTGGACCCGAGAGACCTCACAAACGACCCGGGAACAGCGATTAAGGACAGCGCTCCTCTCGGGACCTGGGCCGTTGATTATATGAAGCCGCCGCCGATGCCTGCCTACCCTGCAAATATGCGTGATAAGCTTGCTGCGGAAATGAAGGACGTTTCCGGAGCACACGAAGCATGGTCCGGGAAGGCCCCTTCGTCCGACCTGAACGCCAGTGCTATTATTGCTTTACAAGAAGCAGCCGGAATTCTAATGAAAAATATCCAGAAGCGATTCTACCGTGCACTCAGGGAGATCGGTGTCTTATGGTTGGCGTTTTGGAAGGAATTTTACTCAGAAGCAAGATTGATCAAGATCACCGGACCTGACAACCAGGTGAGTTATGCCTGGTTTAGAGGGACGGATTATGCGGATATGAAGTTTGAGGTGAAAGTGAAGGCCGGGACAGCTTCGCCCTACTCCCGCGCCCTGCTTATGGCGAACCTGGACAAGATGCTTGAGCGGCAGGTCATCACTCCGGAAGAGTACCTGGAGATGCTGCCGGCGGACGTGTTCCCGAAGGCGCAGCAGATACTTCAGAAGAGACAGCAGGCGCAGCAACAGGCGATTGCCATGCAACAGATGATGGCGCAGTTAGGGGCGGCACAGCAACAGGGAGGACAGGCGGCTCCGGGAATGCAGCCTTCGGTGCCGTTTAACCCGGAGGTCTTGGGTGCCCCGGTGAACAACCTGGTGAGGTGAGCAGGAAATAATGCCTGCCAGCGTGGTATCACTTGACAAGCATCGGGAAAAGAAATCTTCGGGATGGGGCGTTTATGAATTCTATTGGGGTTCGGCAGTCAGAGATGAACGAACCAAAAAGTGGACTCATATCTTCTTAAAGCCGGATGGACAGGAGATCAACGTAGAACGTTTGCCCGTTATTCTGCACGAAAACGGCATTGAATTTGCGGGAGGCGAGCGGTTTTGGCTAAAAAAGCGAGTTTAAGCGAGCGCAGGGCGGCGCGAAAGGCTTATGAACAGGCCAGGAAGACCAGTAAGCCGGGGGAAGGGAAGAGGTTTGCGGCGCTGGTGGAGAGCGCAAGGGCCAGCGGGGCCAGCAATCCCGAAGCCGTTGCCGCCAGCATCGGAATAAAAAAGTACGGCAAAAAGCGCATGGCTGAAATGGCCGCTGCCGGGCGGAAGAGGAAGAAGGGGTAGACATGCCATACAAGAGCAAAGCCCAGATGAGGGCGTTTTTCGCTATGGAAAAAAGAGGCGAGTTACCTAAAGGGACAGCAAAGCGGTGGGCCAAGGAAACGCCAAACCTGAAGCGACTGCCAGAGCGAGTGCGGAAGAAAAAGAGAAAGTAACTGCTCCACAACGGAGCAGTTTTTATTTAAATCCAAGGAGGTTTTGTTTTATGCCTGAAGAGTATACGGGCGTTGAATCCGCTTCCGTCGCCGGGGAGCAACAGGCACAACAACAAGAAGAACAGTCTGGTTTTGACTTCTCCTTCCTCGAAGAAGATTCGGGCGTTGAAGAACAGCCTGCCGCCGCCGGGCAGGAAGAGGAACAGGGAGAAGATCAGCGGGTTGAGCAGGCGTTTGCAAAGCGCCTTGCTCAGGAGAGGGAAAAGATCAGGCAGGAACTGGAGCAGGAGTTCAGGCAGCGTTACCAGTTGCCGACATACCAGCAGGTCCCACCACAGCAACAGGAACAGTCCCTCGAAGAAAGGGCGCAGAAGCTGGCCGAGGAGTGGATGATCACGCCGGAAGCGGCGAAGGCAATTATCCTCCAGGAAGAGAGAATAAAAGACCTTACGGCCAGGCTCTACATGATGGACGACAACGCCGCAAAAATTGAAGCAAAAACAGCGATAGAGAAACAGCGCGAGAAGAACCCACACCTGCCGCCCTTCAACGAGCAGGAACTGCTCAATATAAGACTGAGGGAATACAACGAAAGCGGCGTTATGCCGAGCTGGGAAAAGGCTTACAAGCTTTATCTTGCAGAATGCCTTGAGAAAGGTGAGTTGAACAAAAACATTGAGCAGCAGGTGATTTCCAGGATCACGGGACGGAACAAAGTTAACTTGCAGGTCGGGCGGGCCGAACAGCCGCAGAAGCAGAGCATTTGGGACCTGTCCGATGAGGAATTTGAGAAGCTCAAAGAAAGAGCGAAGCGTGGTGAACTTAAAAAGACTTAACTTTGGTTACCGCACAACAAGCTATCGTAGGAGGATGATAACATGGCTGTTCAGACTTATAGCGGCTTGACTGCCGAGCAAAAACAGTATTATGACCGCACCTTATTGAGCAGATTGGTTCCTAATCTGGTTTTCCTGCAACACGGGCAGAAAAAGCCCATTCCGAAGCGTGAAGGCGCAACGGTGAACTTCCGCAGGTTTAACAGCCTGCCGGTGATCACGGAGCCGCTGACCGAAGGCGTGCCGCCTGCTGGCAGCTCTCTCGACATCACCACCATCACGGCCACCGTCCAGGGGTACGGCGATTACGTCCTGTTGAGCGACTTCCTGGACATGGCTGGGATTGACCCGGTAGCTACTGAGACCCTGGAGGCCCAGGGCGAGCAGGCTGCTGTTTCTCTGGATACCATTGTGAGAAACGTCGTGGCCGCCGGGACCAACGTGCTCTATGCCGAGGGGACGGCCCGGAACCAGATCACTTCGGCCGGCATACTGACGGCATTGCTCTGCCGCAAGGCCCGGAAGATCATGGCCAGAAACAACGTTAAGCCTTACGCCAAAAATGAATACCTTGCGTTTATTCATCCCGACGCGGCTTACGACCTGATGGGCGATCCTGCGTGGGTGAATGCCAATCAGTACGCTGGTTCAACGCAGATTTTCAACGGCGAACTCGGGAAGCTATACGGCATCCGCTTCATTGAAACTACCTTAGCACCTATCTTTGTCGGCGCAGGTAGCGGCGGAATAGATGTATATGCCACCCTGGTGATCGGCAGGGACGCCTACGGCATCCCCGACATCGCCGGAAGCAGCAAGCCGGAAAGCATTGTGAAACCGTTAGGTTCTGCGGGAACTGCGGACCCATTGAACCAGCAGTCTTCGGTAGGCTGGAAAGCCTACTTGACTGCTGTGAGGTTGCAGGAACTGGCGATTTTGCGGATCGAACATGCAGTTAGCAGCTGATAAGGGATAAAAGCCGTCTCTCTACAAAAAGGGAGACGGCTTTTCGCTAAAAAGGAGGGCTGTTTAATTTATGGCTACACCTAAACAGGAGAAAAAGGTAAACACCTTAACAGAAAACCCTGTTGAGCAAGGATTAGCTAACGTCACCGAACCCCTTTCCACCATGCCCGGCCCCGAAAAGCCGGACCTGCCGAAAGAGATTCCTTCCCTTCTCGATGCTACGCTGGAGGCCCAGGTAACGCAGCTTG